GGCCTAATTCTTGGGGATGACGGATTATTTTACATTTCAAATGTATATCGTGATAGATTTACTATAGAAGATATAGTAGAATATTACAAATATTATTTGGGATGGACTGTGACCGTGGATATCTATGAATCTGACCGCATCGACGATGCAGATTTTTGTTCTAATGTATTTCAACCACAAGAGGATGGCAGTTATATATATACTCCTAAGATTGGTAGGGTATTGTCGAAGACCTTTTATTTACCTAATACTTTGAAGGAACGACCGATGGTCTTGCGGGGCATGATTTGTGGTCTAGGATTTTCCAAAACAGGGGGGACATTGTCCAATGTTTTGCGAATACTGGATGACAAATTAGCTCAACAAGGCGTTGCGAAACCGGAAAACGAGGTAAAACATGATTGGTCGATGGTACCATATCAATCAACCTGCGCTGTTGTTGTTAATGACGATTTTACAAGTGATTGCTTGCGATACGGACTCCGAGAACACGACTTAAAAGAGTGGCTCCTGGATTTCCGAGAGATAGTGAATGTTTCAGAATTCCCATACGGACCGGTCATAATTCCAAGATCATATGTATGGGATACGATTTGTAACGTTGATTATCCTATTGCGTTTAGCTTGCAAGATCGCATTGACTATTCGATTCGCAACCGTCAATTGGTCGTAATTTGTGCACATTTATACTATGAATGTGTAAAAGGCATGAAACGACAAATGCGACAAGCGCGAAATAACAGGTTACTTGTGAGGATTTTTGGACGACGTGGCTTTGTGATGGGCCACCTCGACGTTTAATTTGAGAATTGAACGTGTGCCCCACCTGGCCTAGCCGAGCCACGGGTGGCAAGCATTCCTAATCGGTAGTTCATTTAAACAACATGAGTGATAATACAACAACATCTATGGTATATCCCGCCAGTAACACTGGGAGCGATGTACTAACAAAGATGGCACGGTCCGGAAAGCTGTCGCGAGAAGCATCCGAGTTTGTGCGTTTGGCAACTGACCCGTATCATGACTACGTCATACACCCATCTGGTGTACCTGACACGTTATTGACACAGTCGGTGACTAAGTGCGTACAAACAAAGATGACTCTAACGGCACCTGATGGACTAGTGTCGGGTGACACTTGGCATGCTCTGATCCATACCAATCCCTGGGATTGTATGTCGACTGACAATGGCATTTGTCCTTTAGCGGATAGTCCCGAATGGTACGATGCTAGAGGACAAATCACAGTCAATCCCACACATATTCCGGGAAGGGAAACTGGGTTATTGCAAGCAAATGTCGCTCAAACTACTTTAGATGTCTTTCCTACAAGCTCAACTTACGCTCCTCAATACGTTAGGGCATTATCCAC